GCGCAAGCCCCCGTGGTGGGGCGGAACCGTGGCACGGTCACATCCAAGGGCAAAGGCGCCCTGCGGATTGAGCGCACCACGGCGTCGTCATCTGGCCAGGGTGCTGGCCTCAACATCACCTAGGAGAACGACCATGTGCTTCGGAGGCGGGCCAAAGCCCCCAAAAATCGTGTACCAAGGGCCTAGCGAGGCTGACATTGCAGCGCAGCGTCAGGCCCTGGATCAGTACCGAGCGCAAATGGCGGAGCAGCAGTCGGCATTTCAGTCGCAGCTGCAGCAACAGATCGACCAGGCCAATGCGGACACCTTGCGTTTGCAACAGCAGTACGACGCTGATGCGGCAGCAGCGTCCGCAGCAGCGGCGGCGCAGCAGGGGAGTTATGCCGTTACGGCAACACAGAGTGCTGCAGCCGGTGGGCAGACCACTGCTGCAGTGATGAAGAAGGAGAAGCCTAAGAGCAGCCTGAAGATCAGCACAGCTGCGCTGCCTACTGAGGCAGGCGCAGGTCTCAACATCGGGGTGTAGCCATGTGTACTGCACTATCCGGGTCTCAGCCTTCTCGGCGTCAGAACTCCTTGGCGTTTGATGTCAAGACTCTCGACCCAGATCTAAGGCCGAAGGCTGCGTTTCAGCAACGCGTGGCCAGGCTAGCGTCTGAGTCTGGCGGGTTTGGTGGCTTGTTTGCCAGCGGTTTGATGGGCGGCGCCCTTCAGAAGACCAGGGATGAGCAGGTCCGCCGTGATGCCCTGAGGAAGTTGTATGCCGACCAGGCAACTGCAGCTGAGCAGCAGATAGCCCAGATGCAGGAACAGGCCGTTCAGGCTCAAGAGGCAATGGCCGCCCAGCAGGCGCAGCAGGCCCAGAACGTGGCCACGTTGCGTGAACAGCAGACGCGGCGGGTGGGCGAGATCCGTGCCGCCGGCCAGGCGGCTTCTCGGTCGTTGCGGATCTTGTCGCAGTCCGGTGGACAGCAGGGGCCAACCGCTGCAAGTGCAGGCCGTGTGCCTGTCGCTGGTGGCGCAAGGCGGACCGCCGCTTCCTTGCGAATGGGTGCAACCAGCCGCGGCTCCGGCTCCGGCGCCAATGTATCGGTGTAATCAATGGCCACAGCAGAAGCCCGCTATCGCGCCCTTGAGGGTGATCGGAACTACTACCTGGATCGTGCGCGGGCTTCTGCTCAGCTGACGATCCCGTACCTGATCCCAACCAGCAACGAGCCAACTCCAGACAACAAGGAGTCGTATGCGGTGCCATGGAATGGCATTGGTGCCAGGGGTGTCCTCAACCTGGCCAGCCGGATGCTGTTGGCCCTGCTGCCACCGACGCAGCAGTTCTTCCGGTTCTCACTGGACGAAGCCGCCTTGGCTGCTCAGGGTGTGGACCCAAGCCAACGCAGCAGCTTTGAGGAAGCGCTGAGCAAGATCGAGCGGCTGGTGCTGCGGGAGATCGAGGCCAGCAATGACCGGGTGGTGTTCCACGAGGCGTTGCTGCATTTGGTGGTGTCAGGCAATGCCCTGCTGTATGTGGGGCAGGAGGGCCTGCGGGTGTACCACCTGAATCGGTATGTCTGCACCAGGGATCCAATGGGCAACCCATTGGAGGTGGTGACCTGCGAGGAGGTAGCGATTCATGCCCTACCCAAGAAGGTGCAGGACCTGTTGGCAGAGGACGACGAGGAGCTCAAGGGAATCCTTGAGGACAACGATCCAGTGCCCAAGAAGGAGGACCGCAAACGAGTGCGGCTCTACACCTATGTGGAATGGAAGGACAAGTCCGTCCATTGGCACCAGGAGGTCAAGGGGAAGGTCATCCCTGGCAGTAATGGTCGTGCTCCTTTGGATGTCAGCCCTTGGCTTCCCCTGCGAATGACGCGGGTGGATGGTCAGCCGTATGGCATTGGCTATGTGGAGGCCGCGGCCATTGCCGACCTGCAGACCGTTGAAGCATTGACTCAGGCCATTGCTGAGGGGTCGCTGGCCAGCAGCAAGGTGTTGTTCCTGGTCAAGCCCAGTGGTGTCACCAAGGCGATGGACCTGGCCAAGGCGCCGAATGGATCCTTTGTCACGGGTGATCCCAATGACGTGCTGGCTCTGCAGGTGCAGAAGTCACAGGACCTGTCTGTTGCGATGCAAGGCAAGGCGCAGATCGAGGCCAGGTTGAGCCAGGCCTTCATGCTGGCTGATGTGCGGGATAGCGAGCGCACCACAGCGGAGGAGGTGAGGCTCCAGGCGCTGCAGATCGAGAACAGCCTGGGTTCGATCTACAGCATCCTCACCACCGAGTTCCAGGTGCCGTATGTGGCGCGGAAGCTGGACATCCTGACCCGTGCAGGCAAGGTGCCGAAGCTGCCCAAGGACCTGGTGAAGGTGGTTATGACCGTTGGTCTGGCCGCTGTAGGCCGCGGCAACGACCTGGAGCAGCTGGTGCGGTTTACCACCACGCTTGGCCAGACGATGGGGCCCGAGGCCCTGGCGCAGTACGTCAAACCGCCTGAGCTGATCAAGCGTTTGGCGTACTCCATGGGCATCGACATCCTTGGACTGGTCAAGTCCGAGGAGGAGCTGGCTGCTGAACAGCAGCAGGCTCAACAGATGGCCATGCAACAGCAGGCCATGGCATCACCCATGGCCGACCCACAGAAGCTGGCCACTGCTGCTGCCACCGCGCAGGAAATGCAGATGGCAGCTGAACAACCCCCTGAAGAACAACCTGCATGACCGCAACTCCCATGAGCACGTCTGGCGCCCCGGCACCAGATACCAGCCCGCGCCTGACCACCCCTGAGGGCAGCATTGAGGGGATGGTTGCTCCTGGCCAGGAGAACATCCTGGAGGAGTTTGTCCGTGAACAGGAGAGCCAGGAGCCCGAGCTACTGCTGGGCAAGTTCAAGTCCCAGGACGACCTAGCCAAGGCGTACCAGGAGCTGGAGAAAAAGCTGGGTCAAGGTTCCAGGCCCGACCCAACTCCTGAAGACGCTCCTGCTCCTGGACCTTACACGCCTGAGCAGGCTGTTGAGGTCTACGGCAAGGAAGCCGTTGAGCTGCTGGCCGGTAAGGGCGTGGATCTGGCTGAGGTGATGTGGCAGGCCGATCAAGGCCAGGACATCAGCAGTCACTACGACACCCTGGCAGAGGCGTTCAGCGTCCCCCGCCAGGTGGTGGAGAACTACGTCTCCGGCGCCCAGGCAGCCGCCAATACGAACACTGCGAACACGCCCCTATCGGATACGGACGCGTCCGAACTGAAGGCCATGGTCGGCGGGGAAGACGGCTTCCAGCGACTCAGCCAGTGGGCCGCCAGCAACCTGGATCCCAAGGAGCTGGCTGATTACAACGCCGTGGTGGACAGCGGCAACAAGCAGGCGATCAGCTGGGCGTTGAAGGCCATCCAGGCACGGGTCGCAGCACCTGATGCCGTGGTGGAGCCAAAGCTCTACGGGGGTGGTGATGTCCCGACCACAACCCGGTTTGAGAGCCAGCAGCAGGTGCTGGATGCGATGAACAAGCGCAATGAGCGCGGTCAGCGCATCTATGACGTGGATGAGGCCTACCGCCGGAAGGTGCAGGATCTATTGGCTAGGTCTGATGTGTTCTGATAGTTTCTGATCAGAACGCAACCTGAACGCCAGGCCCTTCAAGGAGGACAACCTGTGGCAGCGAAGGGATGAGCGGTTCAACCGACCTCTTTTTCCAACAAAACCATGGCTACTCCTCCTGATGTAGCGCTGAATCGGCTTGGCCAAATTAAGGGCGCAGCCGCGACCTGGGGCCCTGGTGCCGCTGGTCTTGATGCAGACCGCGCCCTGATGCTCAAGCTCGGCTCTGCCGAAGTGCTTGACGCATTCATGACCGCCTGTCTGTTCAAGGGCAAGACCCGTGAGCGGAACATCCGTGGCGGCAAGTCAGTGGCATTCCCCATCACCGGCAAGATGGCTGCCCGATATCATAAACCAGGCACGCCAATTTTAGGGGAAGGCAATGATCCTTCCGACCTGAATGAGCGGGTAATTAGCCTCGATGCACTGATGATTGCAGACGCTGCAATATATCAGCTGGATGAGCTAATGTCTTATTTCGATGTTCGGCAGGTTTATACCACCGAACTGGGTCGTGCTCTGGCCTATGAGTACGACAAGCGTGTTGCCCGCATGATCTTTGCGGCTGCCAGCAACACCACTGAGCCCCTCAACAAGACTGGTGCTGCCAAGCCTGCTGGCCCGGCTGACAACCGTGGCCGCATTGGTAAGACCATCACCCTGGGTGCGTCTTACACAGGTGCTGGTGCCACCCGCCAAGCCAAGGGCGACGCCCTGGTGGAAGCGATCTTCGATGCGCGTATTGCGTTTGAGAAGAAGGACGTGTCCATTGATGGCATGTATGCAGTCTTCACTCCTGAGGACTACTACGCCATCACGATGTCCAGCCGTGCCATCAACACCGACTTCAACGGTGGCGGCGGCAATGGCACCATTGCAAACGGCACCACGGC